AAGACTCTGATATAGGTCAAAGGCGCAACATTGGAAACCAAAAATGCCTTGGCTGCATATGTTCCGTACATGGGAGACTGGAGGTTTCCATCTCTGGATATGTCTCCGCCCTGTTTTCCAGGTACTGTATCTCCAAACATTTCTACAAATTGTGAATACGACTCAACCTGTACAGGCTGCAATGCAGGCCCCCTTCTTGAGCGGCCGATTACCACTGGACCGATTGCATCTGCTGATCTGGGGATGAAAGAATTATCAATTTCATTGATAAACACTCCCGGAGATACAAATTTAAAGCTTTTTACTGACATATTTTGTTTCCCTCATTATATTATGGTATTAATTGATGTCTCAATCATAATTTAAATAGTATTTTGGATTTCAAAAGGATACCATATGCACAATAAAAAGCACTGTTTCAGTTCCTGAACTTAATTATCATCACTAAAGAACGTGTCATTTCCAGTTGGGACAGTTGATTCTCTAGGAAAATGGTATTCGACTGTATTTTCGTCGACTCTAACTATTGGCCGATCATCGTTTGGACCTTCACCAATTAGGTAGCCTAATACGCGCACATTGATTTCAGTGTTGAACTCTCTAGAATCTTCCTGTAAAGAGGCCACATTGTTGCTGTGGGCAAAGTTTTGGTCGATAAACACTTCGTACGAGTGTCCATTTCTTTTTAAGGAGAGCGCATTTATTTGACCTGTTCTGGCTATAAAAGGAGTGACCAAAGAATTCATTTGTTGTTGATATTCCGTTTTAATATGAATTTTATATTCAACATTCACATAAACAGGGATTGGTATTGATACTGTTTGAATTACAACTTTTTTATTAATTCTGGGAAAATATCTTTGTAATTTTCCGCCAGAGTTTGTTCTAGTACCAGAGGCAACGGCAAAATTTCTTGTCTTATCAGGAACTATTTTCTTAGCTATTACAAATCTTCCGGCTCTACCATTTTTGTCATCAGAAAAAACATGAGCCTGAAATGATCCTTTTTTCTCAGGATCCTTAACTATACCTGTTCTTTCTATGCTTATTAAAGGCAACTTAAGAGCATCGTCATCATCTCTCAATTGTTTGCTGTTCTTAACCTGATAAGCTCTCTCGGGCACTTGCCACAGGACTGGTATTTCCCTGTATCCTTCGTTAGTATTGCAGTGTAGGTGTAAGTCTTCTTTCAGCCATGACGTTATAACATAATCTATATCCTCTATTGTAGAAGAATACATGCCTATCTCTTTTAAGCTAAAAGTTGTAGATCCAGTTGGGATCATTGCAAAATCAAAGTTATCAGGTAGCATCAAAAAGTCCCTTTCTTGCCCTCTTGCAAGTGGCGGATATTTCCAATTCTTGGTCTGTTTGACCGAAAAGAAGTCTAGACTCAACTAGCTTTACTATTTCATAGTAATTATCATTGTATAAAACAAAATCTCCTTCTCGGACATACAAATTCTGATCTTCTTCTAATCTTCTTCTGTGAAAATGTACGACTATTTCCCACGATTTGTCAATTCCAAATCCTGGCATATAATCAGTAGAGAAGTCTGTGTAGTCTACCAATGCGTAAACTCTAATTGGTGGTAAAAACGTCTTTTCAACTGCTTCACCATACAAATCATGAAACTTTGTAGCCTCCATATCAATAGGATAGTACAATATTTGTTGACCTATTACTTTTTCTATAAGTTCATCATTGACTTGTTTTACTAAATCACGTTCTTTTTTACCTAGAAATAATGGTGGTGGCGGTGCTTTTGGTTTTTTCCATTCATTCGACATTTCTTAGTTATCCTACAAAAATACCTAGAGGTGTTGCCTTAAGGGTGTTTGTGGCAGAGTCAGTAATTTCTTGATCTGTTTTCGCTAATGCTGAGTATTCCACTTCTTTAAGCATTTCTCTTAATTTATCTTTGAGGGCCTGTTGTTCTTCTTTTGCTTGGGATAGTAAGTCGCTATAATTCAAAGTAACACTTTCACCAGGAATGGGCACAGTTGTGAATTTACCTCTAATTTGTCCTAACATTTCTTTGCAAAGTGCGAGTGCATATTTTCGAATCCATTGCTTACCCATAGAATTTATGTTTTCATACGGTATATTATCGAAAGGAACAGTGTTAAGATTGTTAACTCCCTCAACTCCAGAATTATATGAGCCTGTGGCATATGGTTCCATATCAACATAAAATCTAAACCAAATTCTATCGTCGGCTCCATCCATGCCCCAATTAGACGGTGTTGGATATAATCTAATCTTATTATTAATTATTTCATATGAATAGTGTGAAGTGCGTGTGTAAATTGAATCTTCATACATTACAGCTTGCATCTTGTTTTGCCAAGTTGGGATAACTTCAAAGGTTGAATCATCAGCAAACTGTCCATAAGTTGAATAATTACCAACCACACCAACGCCTCCGTAATATCCGTAAAAGCGCCACATAGCACGTGGTGAGCGGTAATAGACTTTTGTAACTATTACTCTTTTGTCATCAATTTTTCCTGCATAACCTACTGCATTGCCAGCTTGATCGACTCCTGAATCTGAAGCACTCTGGATAATATTTTGTATATCGTAGTCTTGGACTTCTTTTACCGGCTTAAACGATGCGGAATATTGTGCAATTGTACCACCCATTCCTCCAGCACCGGCGGCGCCGTCACCAACACGATTAGCATACCCAAGAGAAAATCGTGGATATTTAAGACTTGCGCTTGTTGGTCCTCCAGTAATTCCGCCTTTATGATCAAAGGTTCCAGTCTGTGTCCCAAGAACGGTCGATAGAACGTTTTTGCCTTGATGTAAGTTGACTATATATGAATATTCTAAAACCGCTTCTTCATAAGCAGCATATACGTTTGAAGGCGTCAGTTCTATATCAATTACATCTCCGCCTAATTTTTTATATGTGTAAGCAACCTGGGCAGATGCGCCGCTAAGAAACTCAGTTGAATCGTTATAGACTCCAAATGGCAACGAGCCTGTTACCTTTGATGTGCTTCCAGTTGAAGTTAAAACGATGGCGCTCGTCTCGGATGTAGGGTTAAGGTTAATAGGCATTTAATAGGGCTCCTCAAATTAAATAGTAATCTGGCAAACAAAAGCCCCCTGCTTTCACAGGGGGCTCAATAAACAAACGTTTATATACTAATCTTGCTTAGAAGAAGCCTTTTTAGATGCCTTTTTGGGTGCTTTTTTGGGCGCCTTTTTGGCAGGGGCTGCTTTCTTCGCGGGAGCGGCTGCTGCTTTAGCAGCCCTTTCGCGTAAAGCTCTTTGCTTAATTATTACAGTTCTCTTGGACATATATCATATCTCCTAGAGATCAGCCGGCACAGCGTAACCGTACAAGCGAAGGATAAATTTACCAGCGCTAAATGCGGTTGCATTACCTTGGTCGGTAGTTGGATTGTGTGGAGTTGTTGGCGTTGTAAAGCCATTGGTCAAATAAAGATACTGACCAGCCAATGCATTGTCATCAACATCTACAACATAGTTTTTACCAATAGCAGTTGCCGCGGCACCGTCGATGAGTTGAGTCATACCAGCAGATGCCGAATACAGACCTTGGGAGCCGGTTCCATAAGAAACATCAATATCAGAACCTGTTACTCCACCAAGCGGTGATTCAACACAAATAAGCTCAGCTTCAGTAACAATACCATTTACAGCAGTTGTGACCCTACCTAAAGTAGAACCAAGTGAGCCTGTGCCGATAATAGCATTAGCGGTAGCGCACTGAATAAGTCCACCACCTGGATATCTGGACGAGCCAAGATCAATGGTAATTTCTGTCGTGATGAGGTTACCGTCACGGCTAACCTTAGTGTGCCCAATAGCTCCTGTCATGGAGTTGGACGGTGTGTTAGTGTTAGATTGACCTTTCTTCTCAAGAGAATAAAGTCTTTTTCTTCCTAATCTTTTTCCCATAATATATTTCTCCTTATTATTATGTTATTGCAATAACTTGTCCTATTCAATGATTCTGCTTCAGCCACCTCGAAGCAGGATCTTTCTGTGGGCAGTGGCCTCGCCCAAAGGAGAATATTTCAAGTCATAGTAAGTAGTTGTCTCAAATGCAAAATCTCAAAAATTTACCGGCGAAAAAATTTGGCAAATTGATATTTTACAAACAAAAACCCCCCTGAAACCAGGGGGGCTTTAGATTTAAGTTAGGTTAACTCTTAGGAGCTTCCTTCCTCACCAAGAAGTCCACGACAGATAACAAGTCCGTACATATCTGGA